GTAAACAGGGGATTTTTTTAGGAGCTTTTTATGGCTATTGGCGGCGGTATTATTCCCAGCACTGGCAGTAGCCAGTACACCGAACTCTCGTATGTAACACGACGGGCGTTTATTCCTAAATTGGTTGTGCAACTGTACAACTCAACCCCCCTGTTGGCTGCTCTTCTGAGCAACTCGCAGCAAGCCTCTGGCGGTGTGTCATCTGTTACTGCACCTGTGCAGGGTTCACAGATGGTTACATCTCAGTGGTCTGACTACTCTGGTTCGTTCGCGCAACCGAACGTTCAAGTTGGTATCACCAACGCTGAATTTAACTTGAAGCTGATGATCGCTCCCGTGCCGTTCCTTGGCATGGAAGGCGCTGTGCAACAAGATTACGCAATCATCCCGCTGATTGAAGCTCGTATGAACGACGCTACAAACAGCATGATGGATAGCATGTCAACTGCCTTGTACAACAACACCACCAACACGCAGCAATTTATTGGCTTGCCTGGCGCTGTGGACGACGGTACAACGCTTGCTACTTATGGCAACATCAACCGTACGACCAATACCTATTGGAAATCAAAACTGTACGCAGCCGGTAGCGTGAACCCAACTCGTTCCAACTTGTTGCAATACATCTCTGGTACGGTCAAGAACTCTGCTGAAGTTCCTACGTTTGGCGTATGCGGATTTGGTACTTGGACTTTGTTGGCTCAAGACTACGTTGGCCAAGAATCCTACGTCATTACCCCAGGTAAGGGCGTTGGTTTTGACAATGACGCTGACGGCCCACAGTCTGGCTTCCGCGCTTTGATGGTTGCCGGTGTGCCAATCTATCCAGATCCTTATTGCCCAGAAGGTACGGTGTACTTGCTGAACAGCAATTACATGTCGTTGTACATCCATGAAATGGGTTCGTTTGCCTTCACCGGGTTTGAATCTACTTTGGCTAACTTCCAAGTTGGTTACGTTGGCGCAGTGTTGACGATTGCTGAACTAGTGGTAACGAAGCCAAAAGCCATGACCAAAATCACTGGCTACAACTCTCTAACCATCTAAGGAGTAACACAACATGATTAATCAAATTGGTTTTGGTGTTCGCGGCACTAACTGGCCCAACACGCCGATTAACTTGGTTTCTGGTCAAGTCTACACTTTGCCAAGCGGCCAATATTCTGTTCACCTTGGCCCCTACACTGCCGTTCAACAATACGACGGTGTAAGCCAAATCTGGCGCTTTGTAGAAGCGTCTACTCAATCTGCACCTACTATTGTCAGTTCTGACGGTAGCAACGTGCGCTTGATTAACATGACTGGCACGGTTGTTGGCGCAGTCATTACCACTGCTGGCTCTGGCTACACCAACGGCATCTACCTCGCTGGTACTGGTAACGGCACTGCTGCTTCTCCCACTTGCACGTTTACGGCTGGTGGCGGTAGCGTGTTGGCAACTGGCAACGTGATTGTTGGCGGTGCTATCAACACTACCATCGCCATAACTACTGCCGGTTCTGGTTACACTCGCGCTCCCATTTTGTTGCTTTCTCCTCCTCCTGCTGGCGGCGTCCAGGCTACTGCAACTTGCACCATTTCTGGTGGTGTGATTAACGCAGTGACCGTGACCAATCAAGGCGCTGGCTATACAACTGCTCCTACCGTAACAGTGGTAAACGGCAATGGCGACATTACCGGATCTGGCGCAGTGTTGACCGTCAACGCTACGCTAGTTGGCTCTGGGACTGTTACCGCCATCACCATGAACAACAATGGCGCGAACATGACTTCTGTTCCCGCCATCTCGTTTAGTCCAGCATCTAGCACTGCGGCTACCGCCGTGATGTGCTTTGGCTTGTTGACTTCTGCCACCACCGGCGGCACTGGATACACAAACACTGCTACCGCCCCGTTTGTTGCAACGTCCAACATCACCGCTGGTACATCTGTGCTGACCAATCCAGCAATCAACACGGGTACTTTTGTGCCTCGTCCTGCTGTTGGTTATGTGACTTGTTCAGCTACAACTGCTTGGGCTGCAACATTGACCGACTATGGCTTGTTTCAAGTAGCATCTGCCTACACTGGTGTGGTTCCTACATCGGCGGCATTTGGCACAACGACTGGTACTGTTGCGAACACCTTTGGTGGCGTGTCGGATACCGTGTACCTGCAAACCATTTAAGGAAACATCATGGCTGGTTCTAGAGTTGCAAACAAACTGCCGAGTCAATTTGGTAGCATTCTGCTGGCTGTTGTTCCGTCGTTGAATTTGAATGCTACGGGCGATACGTTCGTGGCATTTGCCGACACTCCCACAAAGTTTCGGGTTCGCGCTATTGCAATGACCAATGGATCGATCAACCCAACAACGGCACGTTTCACAGTCCAGACCGCCGCATCTGCTGGAGGTACAGCAGTTGTTTCCGCTGTCACTCCTTCTTTGGCCTCTTCCGCTGTTGTGCAAGACTTGAGTATTGCGTCTACAAACGCATTCACTCAAGCATACTTGTACATCAACGTGGGTACAGCACAAGGCGCAGCGGCTACGGTTGACTTGTATATCTACGGCGACATTTTGACTTCTTAATATGTGGGTTACAAACAATAGTGAGCATGATTTAGAAGACGGCTATGACGGCAAGCGTTACTTGTTTGCCAAAGGCCAGTCTATAGAAGTCCCAACAATTGTTTGCAATCACGTATTTGGTTACGGTGATGATAATAAAGAGCCGTATCTACGGCGGCTTGGGTGGATGTTAAACAGTAAAGAACGTGATCTTGCATTGGAAAGATTGCACAAGTTTTCGTTTTCTTCTGAACGCCCCAAGCACAATGTCCACGTCCTATCCCCCGTGGTTGACGCAATGCCAGTCCCCATGCCTAATAAGCGTGGGGCTGGTCTTGTTCAAGTTGCTGCGTAACATTATAAGGAACCTATGGCACTTTCTGACTACATTACGGAATGCCGCAGGTTGCTTCACGATGCAAATGGAAATTTTTATTCCGACAGCGAACTAACGGACTACATAAACCAAGGCCGCACCAGGCTGGTTCGTGATACTGGGTGCTTGCGCACTTACCAAACATCTTCTGTAGCAGCAAACCAAGAAATTCTGCTGACAAGCTCGTTGCCCAGCGGGGTAAACACGCTTGATGTTATCAACTTCAATTTGATCTGGGGTAACACCAGGATTGCGTTGCAGTACCTTCCGTTTACGGATTTCAACGCACGGTTGCGCTACTACCAAAATTACACGGGTAGGCCCATAGCCTATTCTATGTACGGCCAAACCAGCATCTACCTTGGCCCTGTGCCAGACCAAACGTACAGCGTGGAACTAGACACGGTAATCATGCCAACGGCATTGACAACCGCTTCTCCAACAGAAACCATACCAGAGCCGTACACAACGCCCGTAGCTTTCTACGCTTGCTACAAAGCAAAGCACAAAGAACAAGCATACGGTGAATCTGAAATTTTTAACCAAGAATACAAGAACCAAGTGAGGGCCGTTTTGTCCTCTGTGTTCACCAGGCGAATTACAACTCCTTATTTGATGGGCTAAAAATGGAAAATTTGCAAAGCGTTGTGACCGACAATGACAAGCGTTTAAGCGTACACGAGGCTGTTTGTGCTGAACGTTATGAAGGCATACAAGAAGCATTAAATAGCGGTCAAAAGCGCATGCAAAAAATTGAATACATCTTGTATGGAATTGCTGGGGTGATGTTGCTTGGCCCTGGATTTGCTGCTGATTTAATTAAAAAATTGATTCACGTTTAACATGGAGAAATAGCATGGACATTACTGGTCTTGGCGCAGTTTCGGACTTGGTTAATACGGCAATCAATAAAATTTGGCCTGACAAGACGGAACAAGAAAAGCAACAGCTTGCCGCCGCCGTAATGGTTGTACAAGGCCAGATAGACATCAACAAAGCAGAGGCATCCAATCCTAGCGTTTTTGTATCTGGCTGGCGTCCGTTTATAGGATGGGTTTGTGGTGCGGCTTGCGCCTGGAACTGGATTGGTTTGCCGGTTGCAAAAATGGCACTCACAATAGCAGGGCATCTTCTTGATCTTGCCCCTGCAAACCTTACTGAAATGTTGCCAGTCCTTATGGGAATGCTTGGCCTTGGCGGACTTCGCACAATCGAAAAAATGAACGGCGTAGCAGCAAAATGATTAATTCCCGCAGCTTGGATAATTTAGCGCCACCCGCCAAGCAACGGGCAGAGGCCTTTATTGCAGCTGCTAAAGCCAAAGGTATTGACTTGCTGGTGACTTCCACCTACCGAGATAGCGCAAGCCAAGACGCTCTTTACGCTCAAGGGCGCACTACGCCTGGAAACATTGTCACTAGGGCTAAAGCTGGACAATCTTGGCACAACTGGCGCTGCGCTTTAGATGTAGTGCCACTGGTCAACGGCAAAGCTATTTGGGATGACCAAGCTGTGTGGAAACAAGTTGGCGAGATCGGCAAGGCTTGCGGCCTAGAGTGGGCTGGTGATTGGCAGACATTTAAAGAGTATCCGCACTTTCAGTACACGGGTGGATTGACCTTGGCTCAACTACAGCAAGGAGCCAAAATTGCCTAAGAAAAATGTAAGGCTTTCTGTCGGCAGAGGCGAGAAGCAGTCTGTAAAAAAGGGCGGCGGCCTGACCGCGAAAGGCAGAGCCAAGTACAACCGATCTACTGGAAGCAATTTGAAAGCTCCGCAAAAGTCGGGGCCACGTCACAAGTCGTTCTGTGCCAGAAGTAAAAGCTGGACTGGTGAGCGCGGAAAAGCCGCACGCAAACGCTGGGGTTGCAGGTAATGGCAACGCAAGAACAAAAGCATGATTTTCATGTAACCAAAGATTTCTCGGGGGTCAACACCAAGGCCAACCGTACCGCCATTAAGGAGGAGGAATTTGCTTGGCTAGAAAACGCCATGCCTATTGGTCACGGAAATTTGCGCATTGTTCCTGCTCCAACAACCATAGCAGGCGTGACGTTTAGCGCATCTGTTGTGTATGCAACTTTTGCCAACATCAACTCTATTGACTACTACTTGGCATTTTTGTCCACGGGCGGGTTTGAAGTTGTTAATCTTGGGACAAACACTAAGACTGTCGTCTCTGCTGCCGCCACGTTTTCTACATCTGGTGTGCAAGCAAGCCAGTGGGACAACAAGACAATTTTAATTATTGACCCCGTTAAAGGCTACTTTCAGTGGGACGGCACAACCCTAGTCAGTGTTGGCTCTTTGTCGTTCACGCTTAACGGCTACTACAGCACGTTATCAGGCGTTGCAATTACAGGCACTGCTGGACAATTTAGCTGCACGGCATCTACAACAACTTTGGTTGTCGGGCAGGCGGTAGTTATCAGCGGAATTTTTGCTGGCACGGGAAGCATTACAGGCTACACCAACCCGTCTAGTTACTACATCATCACCACCAACGGCAGCACTACGTTTACGCTGTCTGCCACTAAGGGCGGTGCAGCCATTACAACCACAGCAGGAACGCCTACCGGCCTGACGTATTCTCTTACCGGCACTGGATACTCTTCTCCGGTCACTGCAACTATTGCAGCGCCGTCTACAGGTGGCACGCAGGCCGTTATATCGCTTTCTACCAACGGCACTAGCATTACGGGCGTGTCTGCCTACGGCACGGGCTTATCTACAGGTACAAACTACCTTACAGCGCCAGCAGTGACTATTAGCGGTTCGGGCGTAGGCCAATCTATTACCGCAAGCCTTATCAGTCAGCCTGGCACTGCTATAGCCTCTTTCTCGGGCCGTGTGTGGATAGCCAACGGACGCACGCTGTACTACACGGCGGCTGGAACCAACAATGACTTCTACAGCGCCAGCGCGGGAAACATTACGTTTACTGACGCCACGTTAATAGGCAACATCACTCAGATTGTTGCCGCCAACAACTTCTTGTATGTGTTTGGTATTGATAGCATCAACGTCATCTCTGATGTTCGCATAAGCCCCACAACAGGCTCTACGCTGTACACCAACACCAACATTAGCGCAGCGGTAGGCACAGACTTGCCTTACGGTTTGTTGCCGTACTTTAGGTCTATTGTGTTTATGAATCGCTACGGTGTCTATGCACTGGTGGGTTCAACTACATCTAAGCTAAGTGACGCGCTGGATGGCGTGTTTCCTTACATAGACTTCACCAAGACTATCAGCGCAGGCCAAGTGCTGATTTACAACATCTTGTGTGCAGCGTTTTCATTTACTTACAACGACCCGTTGACCAGCACTGCGCGTGTAATTCAGGCGGTGTACTTTGATAAGAAGTGGTTCTTCACGTCGCAAAGAACGTTAACTTTTATTGCGCAAGCGCCCATAAACGGCGCTGCTACGTTGTACGGAACTACTGGAACAGACTTGACCAAGCTGTACCAAGACAAAACTTCAGCCATATCAAGCACCATCAGGTCAGCGTTACTTGGCATGAAAGATATCATCCGTGACAAACAGGCGCTGAAATGGGGTGTTGAAGCCATTCTTGACGACACAGTGGGAAGCGGATTAACAATTACTGTTGATAACGAAACCAGATCAAGCCCAAGCACTACAGTTTACAATTACAACGTGGTAACTTGGACAAACAGTAGCGGCACAACAATACCGTGGACTAACAGCAGTGGAACAATTGTTGGCTGGGTTGACGCGATTGTTGGATACTATTTATATCGTTATGATGCCCAACAGTGGGGCAAATACCTTGGATTAACTATAACCAGCGCATCACCAAACTTTATTATTTCTGGTGTGCAATACGAAACAACATTAAGAGCGAGGTTTTAAATGACTATTCCATATACATTTGCAGGGTCTACAGGGTCTATACCGTTAAGTTACCTTGACGACAACTTTGCCTATGTTGGTGACAGCAGCGGTATTGTGTACACCCCCGCAGGCACAGGCGCTGTGGCGACTACGGTGCAGGCGAAGTTGCGGGAGAGTGTGAGTGTTACAGATTTTGGGGCTTTAACAACATCAAGCGATAACACCACAGCATTTAATAACGCCTTTACTTATGCGCAATCCGTTGGCAAAGCGGTATTTATTCCGGCAGGAACTTGGCTGGTTGGGGCTTTGTTGTTTGGTTCGCAATCAACAGGCTCTGGATCATCATCGCCCACTGCGCTATTTGGAGAAGGCTGGCAATCAATTCTGAAAGCAAAGACTGGGTTTACCGGCACAATTTTGCAGGCGTGGTCAATTGCAGGCATTTCTATCCACGACTTTAGTATTGACGCAAATAGCACAGCTACTGTTTATTTTGATATGCAGTGGAAACCTGGGACTGGGCCATCCACTCAAAACAATGTCTATAACATTCGTGGTTACAACGCGCCAGCAGCGGCGGCTGGGCCACTGATGAATTTTGACAATTGCAACGACACTACGTTTTATAAAATTGCCTCAACCGCAGCCTCCCAATCAACTATTGCAATGTCGTTTAATGCAAGCGGAGGATTGACATGGCTTGATTCTTGTATTTGGAATGGCGGTTATTTGCGTTTTGGATGCCAGAATGGACAAATACAAAATAGTTGGGGACACGGAATTCAATTTGCTTCTGGTAACTTGAATTATGTCAATCTCAATTCTTGCTACATTTATGCAAACAGTAATTCTGGTTATTTGCTTTGGTCACAGTCCTTTTCTTCGGCGCAATCAATACGTGCGCTTAAATGTGTAGCAACTCAATTTATTACCCAAACGGTAACAGCAACTGCATATTTCAATCTTAACGCCTATAGCACTTTAGATTTTGATGGTTGTCAGTTTATTGGAAACACCACAACAATGTGGGGCGCGTCTTGCCGCAGTGATTCATACACTTATGTAAGAACCAGGTTTCGCGGAGGTTCTACCACCACAACAACCGTATCGCTTACTGAACCCACGACATTATGGGTCACAGAAGCAGATGGCTTCATGAATGATGTCACTGGTTATAACTACAACAAAAACTGGGGTGGAACATTTACGGCAACGGTAGGAGGAACTACAAGTGGGACTGTTACTCAATCAAGTTTTGCCGGGAATTATTATCGTATTGGTAACCGCGTTTTTTACGATATTCGCGTTACTTGGAGTGCAGTTGGAAGCGCAGTTGGCAATTTGAAAATATCGGGTTTTCCGTTTACTCAAGTTAGCGGGAATGGCAATGGCGCTACTATTGCATATGCAAATAACCCGTTTTCAGGGGCTGTTGTTTACCCCTTAATGAGTAGCACATCATTGTTGTTCTACACACCTGCTGGCGCAGCAGTGGCAGTTCCATCCGCAGGCGATTTAGTTATTTCTGGTGACTATGAGGTCACGGCATGACCAATAGCGCCATCTACTTCCGCATCACCTTGGCCCTAATCGCCTTTTGGTCAACCATTGGAATCATCACATGGCAACTATTACACAACTCCTAAAATCCCGCACCGTCCTCTTTGCTTTGGCACTGGCGGTGTTGTCCGTACTCCAAGGTTACGTAGCTACTGCGGATTATCACCACTCAACCTGTTTCTGAAAAATGAACATGGACGCACTCTCGATGGTGAAGTACGGCGATATAGACTCGCTGCAAGGCTTTATTTTTGAGAATGGCCTTCAGCATAAGACGTTTGCAGAGGCTTTGATGGACAAAGACGTGGTAATACCCCGTTTTCCCCTATCAGACGCTAATCCTAATGACCTAGAAGACTGGCTTCTGGCCCACCAGGTAGAGCATCAGGCCATGTCTGCGGCGCTACAATTGAGCAATCCAGTGAACCTGATGGATACAAATTGGAACGATGAATCATCGTTTTACGATTGGATAAGCACTCATCTCTCGCTGCATGAGCAGATTTTGCAATCACTAGGGATTTAATATGTCAGTCGCTCCTGTTGCCCCTCTTCCAAAAAAAAATCAGATTTCCCAGCCTGATGTTATGGGGCAGATGCAGAGGGAAAAAGCACCTGCTCAGAAGATGAGTACGCAGGACATTGTACGTACAGAGTTTGAAAACAATGGAACGGGTATGGACTGGAAGCAAGTCTATGCCAACATACAGCAACTTGTGCAGCAGCCTAAGTACCGCATCTTGCGAGCTGGAAACAGCATTTTGGTGGTCAGAAATGACGGCGGGGGAAATGCATATGTATTAATGGCTTCTGCTGACCGCCCTGCGGACATGGCTAAAAACATGAAAGAGTTTTTGCAAGCTCTAAAGAAGGCAAACTACACTAAAGTTAGTTTTGATACGCCAAGGCCAGCAATTATCAAATTGATACAGTCAACAGGCTTTAACGTGCAATCCAATATGGGTGCATCACCAGAACCAAAGACTGGCAAACCTTCCATTCACGTAGAAGTGGGGCTGTAATATGTGTTGCGATGGATTTTGGAGTAATGAGGCTAAGGGCGCAACTGATGCAGTTGAAAACTTGTTTTCCGGTGTTGGCAACACGATTGACAACATCATCAAAAACCCGCTGCCAACAATAGAAACTGTTGCCCTTATTTCTGCTGGAGTCCCCCCAGGAATTGCTGCCGCTGCTATCACAGCAATGAACGGCGGCAGCTTAGAAGATGCTATAAAAGCCGGTGTCATTTCTTATGCTGCTGGTCAAATTGGGGATTACGTAAAAGGCGAGATTTCAGACTCCGTAGCAAGGGGCACTGATGTAGATTACAGCCATGAGGGTGGATTGCGATCTGGCCCGACCACCGGCTCAAGCGTTAATGCACCGCTGTCTTATATTGGCGGAAAAACCGCTGTTGGCGGCGCGCAGGCATTATTTTCTGGAAAAGACGTAGGTCAAGGATTAGCATCTGGCGCAACAAGTGGAGTTGCTGGGGAAGCAGGTAAATATGCTGCACAGCAATTCGAAGACCCACTGACAAAGCGTGTTGTGTCTGGTGGCGCAAGTGGGGCGACAAAGGCCGCACTGACTGGCGGCGACATTCTTGCTGGAGCAACAAAAGGCGCAGGAACAGAAGCTCTTGGCTATGGCGTAGAAAAAGGCATAAATTACGCTACGGATGAACTTGGACTGGGTAACAAATACGATAAGCAGATTGCTGACTTGATAACAAAAGGCGCTTCTGGTGGAGCGCAAGCAAACAAACCGGCTGCGTCATCAAGCACGCAAATTTCTGGCGCAACAGAAGGCACTTCTGCTTCACCAGCAGCATTTGGGGCCGCTGACGTTGCGATGGTTGACACTGCTGAATCAGGTGGAGTGGGTAGCAAAGTGTCCAAAAAAGGGGGAAAATACCCTTGGGGCGATCCTGAAGGAACGACAGCACTTAAAGAAGGACTAGGTATCTAACATGGCTACTCTCGCAAAATTGTTGCAAGTTGATATGGGTTTGCCTGATATGGCAAAACGCCTAGCCGCTGCTGGACGGGGCAAAGACACCATTCTTGCCCACATCAACCCTAAAGAAGCCAAGCTGCTGAAGTCTCGCGGCGGTAGCGGAAAGATTAATCCTAAAACTGGCATCATGGAGTTTGATGATTACGCCGAAGACCCTAATGCCGGTGAAGCAGAGGCAACACAGTACCAACAAGAAAATCCTGCGCCTCAAGACTCTATAGCTCCAGATGAATCTTTGGCAGAGACGCAGCGCCTAGCTTCTGCTGGAACTCCTAACGCGCCTGCTGTTCCAGCCCCTGCCGCCCCTGCTGCTGAAGGGCCAAGCCCAGAGCTTGCTGCTGAGTTTATAAAACAGACTACTGCGCAGCCTGGCGTGATGGGTCAGGTAAAACAAGGCGCACAAGCATTGTCTGGCGGCTACAACGAACTGGCAAAAGCACTTGGCGTTACTCCCGAGGCTTTAGGTAGGTTTGGGGTTGGTGCATTTGGCGCTGTCCAAGGCAACAAAGCTGCAAACCAAGTGCGTGCAGAAACTGGCGCTAACGAAAATGAAATACGTTCTCTGGCGCAACCTTACCGTGAACAAGGCCAAAAGCTATTGCAGATGGGCCAAGCTGGTCAACTTACTGCGCCACAACAACAGAAGTTAGAGGCCATTCGCGCACAAGTAATGCAACAACAGGCGGGTGCAGGCATACAAGGCGGAACGGCAGGCATGCAGGCAGAGGCGGTATTGGCGAGAACCGCACAGCAGTTTGCACAAGAGAACATCGACCAGGGCATGAAGCTGATGAACCTCGCCGATCAGTACATTCAAGACGCAATCAGAACTGGATATCAAGGTAGCAAAGATGCTGCCGCGCTTACCCGAGATTTCTATTCTGCGCTTGGTTTTGGCGTTCCTAAAAGCCAAGCAGCGCCAGCGGGGTAAATATGATTGATGATGCACTGCGACAAAATAATGCAAAGCTAGGAAAGGCGTTAAAGACGACGCCTCTTCCCGTGGCTGCACCTTTGCCCACTGGCAAGCCTCCAGCGCCAGCGCCGGTGCAAACGCCAGATCAAATGATGGCTGACCCGTCAAAGATTTTGTCAAGCAAAGACGCAGGTCAACTTGGTGCGGCATCACAACAGATGGCATTACGTGGTGCGCAAGAAGAAACTGCTGCCAAAAACTTGGAAGCACAAAACGCAGTAACGCAAGAAAAAACTCGCGGCAAATATTTAAAAACCATCAACGACGAAAAAGATGTTGCAACAAAACAACACCAGCAAGATTTGCAGGAGGCGTCGCCGTTTGCCCCTACGCCTGAAAGCAAGGCCGATTTGGGCAGTTTGTTTGGCCTGTTGACGGCAGCGGCATTTGCTTCTGGTGGAGAGGGTAGGTACGCCGGTATGCAGGCATTGGCGGGGCTTACGGGTGCTATGAAGGGCTACCAGGCGGGTCAAAAAGATGTGTTCAATCAAGACATAAAAAAGTTTGAAGAAAACTTGAAAGCGTTGAAAACGCACAACGAAAAAGTAGACAAGATTTACAAAGACGCTATGGATTTGTATGCCACTAACAAGGACATGGCAAACCAAAAGATTCGTGAATTGATTGCCACCGACAACACTGGCGTGATTGCAATGCTAGGCCGGTCGCATCAGTACAGCAAGATTGGTGAAGTGATTGACGCCCAGGCCAAAGCCTTGACACATGCGAAAGAGTTGGTGGACAAGCGTAACAACGAGTGGGGAATGCTAAGAGCGCGTCAAAAATTTGATGTTGAACAAGCTCAAAAACGTTACACGCGAGACGTTGAGCTTGCAAAAGTTAAAGCTAATGAGAAAAACGTAAAAGCTGAATTGCCAATCATTCAAGGTATTCGTTCAATCGAAAAACTTCAAACGCAATTGCGTGACCCAGAAGTGCAAGTTGGCTTAAAAGCAAAAACAGCACCTTTGTTAGAAAAAGTGTTTTCTTTAGAAAACAAACCAGAATTTCCTTTGGGAGACAAAACTCCGTTTGAACAAGTAGTCAATTCAACTCTGACTGGAACGGACAAAACAACCGTGTTCCTTAAAGATGCTTTGTTGGCAACATATGAAATTGAACGTGCTGCAAAAGGCGGTCAACGACTTACGGTTCAAGACATGAAGATGATCGGCCCTGTGCTTGATCCTACAAACTACAAACCAGAAACCTACAATCAGATTCTTGAAGATCGTCGTCGTGTTTTGTACGACAACGCTCAAGACATAGGAATGACTGCGGCAGATGTTAAATCGCGTTCTGCACAGCATCAATATGAACCATACAACGGTCAAAGTGCCGCGTCTTCTGAAAACTCAAAAGCAACTCCAGAACAAGTAACAGAATACGCTAAACAACACTTTAATGGTGATGTAAAAGCAGCATCTGAATGGCTTAAAAGTCAAGGGGCATTGTAATGGTTGACATTTCAAATTTGCCCCCGCCGCCAAAGAAAGCGTCGAGTGTTGACATTTCTGGGTTGCCACCGCCGCCAAAAGCAGAGACAAAATCTTCTCTTTCATCAAAACCTTCGCTGCCAAGCATGTTTACAACTGCTCCGCAGCCAGAGGCAGAAGCAGCGGGATCACTAGCAACGTTAAGAGGATTGAGTTCGTCTGTGCTTGGTATTCCTGGAGAAATCACTGGAATGATGAACCCCAAGAGGACTGAAGCAGAAAGCGTTCAAGATGCAACGCCTGAAAACATTCGAAAACTTTATACAAAATTAGGCTCTCCTGAACCAACAACAGAACCATTAAAAGCGGCACAAGCTGCTGGGGAAATTGTTCCTCTTGCGGCGGCTGGCGGCACTCTTCTTAAAAAAGGGCTTGGTGTTGGCGCAGATTACTTAGGGCGTTCATCTCTTGGAAAAGCGTTATCAAGAGGATATGAAAACGTAACAGGAAAAACTGCCGCCCAGGCTGCTCAAGAAGCAGAGGCGCTTGGCGCAAAAGTGAAGAGCCAAACAGCAGCCGGTGTTTCCGAGAGGGCTGCGGCAGAAAGAACAACAGAGAAAGAAGCCTCAGCTAGAGCAAAAGAACTTGAGTCTTCAAAAAACCGAGACTTGCAATCTCAAGCCGACATTACACAAGCAAAAGGCGCAGTGTCTCAAAAGTTAATTGCAGACAAAGCAAAAGCAACAAAAGCAGCAGAAAATGCTTTGGGAAATCTTAGCAACAAAGTAGCAACTGAAGAAGACGTTGGCGGTTTAATTCAACCGCTTGGAAAAAGCAACGTCAAAAAATTAACAGACGTAAGGCAGAAAACAGCCATTACGGAAACAAAAGATCCGGCATTTGACAGAGCAAGAAGCAGAGAAAGCAACGGTCAATTTATCGTTACTGACAAAAAATCAGCGCCATTGTTAGAGTCTGCTTTTGCCGATCTTGAGACGCAGATCAACCGAACAACAGAGCCTTACCAAAGCCAGTTAAAAGCACGACTTCAATCTTTGAAAGGCAAAGAAGTTCCTTTGTCAGAAGGAGAATTGCGCGTTGAAAGACTGAAAGAGGCATCTATTCCTGGTTACTCTGCAAAGACAACCAAGCAGGAACCGTTGACTTTAGATCAAGCCGAATTTATGCGTCGGATGTTGACCGACAAAGATCTGGCTGAAGCCACGGGATTTGCCGCTTTAGACATAGCTAGGCGAGGAGATGTAGCCAAAAAGTTGTCTGCCGCCATGAAAGAGTTTGAACCTGGCGTTGGCGAGTATTTGTCAAAATACCAAGAAACATCTGCTCCAATTACAAAAGCGTTGGCCGGTAGAGGAGGGCAACTAACAGAAGCAGAAAAATTGGCAGAACAGGAAATTTTGTACTCTGCTGACAAATCAGCAACCGCCAAATATTACTTGGACGGAAGTAAAGAAAGAGCTAGTAGGCTGCTTGATTTAGTTGGTGGAAAACCGAAAGAACTTGTTGATTCTATTGCCGGACTTGTTCGCGGAAAAATGGAAAAAATGACCGCAAAGCAAGCGGAAGACTTTACAAAACAAGGTTTGTTTGAGGTGTTTCCAGAACTCAAAGGCCCAGCTAACCAAGTTTTAAAAACAAAGCAAGCAGAAGAAAAAGCAGCGTCTTTGTTAGGAAAGCAAGGTGCTGTTGCAGCATCAGGCCCAACTGGTCGTCTTGCACAAGCTCTAGGTACACAATCAAGTTTAGAAAAAAAACTTGCTCAATCTGCTAAAGAAGCAGCAACAACTGCTGAAAAAGCAAAAGATTCAGCCATTAAATTTGAGACTTTTAACACTCATCTTGGGACTTTGTCTGGTGAAGATTCTTTGTTGCAAAGCAAAAATTTCTTGAGAAAAATGGCGGAAGATAACAGAATTCCTCAAGACGCCTATCAAAAATCTTTGCAAGAAATACAACAAGCAGAAGCCGCCTATCAAAAATTTAAGGACGCTGATTCTTTAAAGAAGAGCCTAAGAAGAGCTTTGACATACAAGGCTCTGGCAACCACTGTTGGCGGCGGAACAGCTTACTACTTTACACATTAACATGTCCAAGAAAAAGACAGCCGGTATTGACCCAGCACTGGAGAAGGCGATAGCCACTCTGCTGACGACAACCATGAATGATGCAGAGGCCACGCTGACCGATAAGATGAAGATCATCGACAGGTCGCTCAAGCTAGAGGCGCTGAAGATGAAGTTGCAAGATGATGCCTGGGGCAGTGGCTTTATGGATGATGAAGATGATGATGTGTGATAGCGATATAATTTAGTTTTTCACTTAGGGGATAGCTATGGAACAGAAAGTCGCTGCGTTGTTGTCTTTGGCGTTAGCAGTCATTACCGATAGGTTGTTGACAATTGCGTGCTTGATAATGACATTTTGCTTGGCAACATGGATAATGAACAATCCAGACTGGTTGCGCTTGGCGACATTTGCCTGGTTCTCAACGTGTGTATTTTTGCCTGTACTTTACAAGGAGCGTAACCGTGACAAAGCTATTTCAAAGCCCATGTCTTCCCAAAGAAATGGTAAAGAGTCTTGATGCAACATGCCGCACTGGTGATGATCGAGTCCCAGTAGAGGGAACGCTCCAGTACCGCTGGGGTAAAAGCATGCAAGACACCATGCCTAGCCGTGGTCAAAACGTTGTGTCGGGTGATGCTGGCAAATTTACTCACCCCCAATCTGAAGACGCCCTGCCGTTCTACATGACTGGCGGCACTAAGCGCACTCACACCAAGAGGTAATTTATGTCTATTGCATCTGGCTTTACTGGAGTTCCTGGCAATCAGGCGCAAACTCAAAACCTTAGCCTGGCGTCTCAACGGTCTGGTGCTTATGACCCCGTTGACAAGCTGCGCATCTCAGCCCCTCAGTCTTTGATTGACACCGATTTCGAATACGGCACACAGCCTACTAAGTGGGAAACTATTTCTCTGCAAAACAATCGGCAAAGCTGCTACTACATACCGCAGTCTCCGTTGATTATTACTGGCGTCACGGGTAACGACACAACCACTCTGACAATAGCCGGTACGTTCACGATTGCAGCCAACTCGCTGATCTACGTTCAGAACAGCAACGACTCCAACGCTAATGGATGGTGGTATACGGCGGCTGGCGGCACTAACAGCATGACCGTGATTACCACAAATGCGGTTGCAACCGGCAATCAGTACAACGCTGCGCTTACCTATTGCTACCTTGGCGTTTTTTATTCAAGCTGCGGCATCCCTGTTGGCTCTAATGCATTTACAACAGACGGCACATCAACCGTAACTGCGACAACAACAAATCCTCACGGCCTGTCTGCCAACTCGTTGATATACATCACCAACACAAGTAGCACCGGCACGATTGTGAACGGCGCTCAAGTGGTAACGACTGTACCCACTGCCAACACCTTCACATTTGTAAACTCTAACGGTACTGTCGCTGCTGCTGCAATCACCAATTCTGCCGCAGCCAACGTGATTTATGCCCGTCCCGCTGGCTATGTGGAGACTCGTTCGTTTGACGGTGGCGTGGCCTTTTCTGCTGGCTCTAATGTCCCAGACAGTCAATTGATTCGCCAGACCCGCCGGTACTTTCGCTATCAATCCGGTAAAGGCATCCAGTTTTCTACCGGCACTTCACTCAAACCAACCGTCTTTGTTACGTCGTTAACGTCAAACGGAACAACGGTGACGGTGACCACTCGCTACGCTCACAACTTGGCGGCTGGCTGTGTAATTCAAGTAAGTGGTGTTGACCAAGCTGCTTACAACGGAACCTTTACGGTTGCTGTTACTCGCTCTCCAACGGTGTTCACTTATGTAACTGCATCAGTTCCTTCTACAGCTACAGCCACCGGTATTGCCATCAAAGTTAGCCCTACTTTGTGGTATGGGTCTAGCACAAAAATTGGATTCTTTGACCAACAAAACGGATTGTTTTTTGAATACGACGGTCAGACGTTGTACGCCGTATGGCGCACTAGCACCAATCAACTCAGCGGCACTGTTTCTGTCACGCAAGGATCATCGTCGGTTACAGGCACTGGAACTCAATTTAGCTCCCAATTAAAACCAGGAGACTTTATTGTTATCCGTGGTCAGTCTTACCGTGTAACAACGGTTGCCAGCAATATTTCTCTGTACATCAGCCCTGAGTACCGTGGCAGCACATTGGCTGGAGCAATTGCATCTAAAACCATAGATACGCGAGTTCCTCAATCTCAGTGGTTTGATCCTTGTGATGGCACTGGCCCATCAGGTTACAACCTTGATTTAACCCGCATGCAGATGTGGTACATCGACTATTCTTGGTACGGAGCTGGCGTGATTCGTTGGGGCTTCCGCGCCTCGAATGGCGCAATCACCTATGTGTACGCGCAGGACAACAACAATAAGCGGTTTGAAGCCTATATGCGGTCTGGGAACATGGCTGCTCACTATGAATGCTCTGGTCTTAATGCAGCCACTTATTTGATTGCTACTTTGGCGTCAGGAACTACTACGGGTGGAACAATAAATGTGGCAGACACTAGTGGGTTTGGGCCAACAGGAACAATCAAAATAGTCAATGCTGGACAGACGGGTTCAATCGAATACATTTCGTATTCCTCTAAGACCGCAACTACATTAACCATCAATTCTAGGGCGCAAACTGGCGGGAGTTCTTCTGCTCAAACCTTTACGTACAGCGCAACCGCGCCTATTGCCGTGGAGTACGTAAGCCCTGACACGGTGGCAACACTGTCGCACTGGGGTTCGTCTGTCATCATGGACGGACGTTTTGATGATGACAAGTCGCTGATTTTCAACTACGGCACGAATGCACCAGTGACGTTGCTAACGGGCATTACAGCCGTTTGCCCACTGTTGGCAATTCGTATCGCCCCGTCTGTGGACAACGGAATAACTGGTTTGCTTGGTGACAAGGAAATCATTAACCGTATGCAGCTGCAACTGATTGAACTGGGGGTTGTGACTAACAACACGGTGCTGATTACTCTGGTGCTGAATGGCTACACATCAGGCGGATCATGGGGAACTTGGACTAAACCCATATCCCTGGGTGTTGATGCCGTGACCTCTTCACTTGCACAGATTGCCGTGAACACTTTGAACAGCGGCACGCTGAAGGGTGGAGAGTCAGTTGCTGCGTTCTACACCAACTCTAGCGGTCAGACCACCTTGGACTTGAGCCAAGTGCGTGACATTGGAAATTCAATCTTGGGCGGCGGCACAAGCGCAAACGTGTCTACCACCGGGGCAAATGTTTACCCAGATGGCCCAGACGTTTTGTATGTTTGTGCTACCAACGTGGTAAGCGCCGCTACGCCTACGGTTTTGGCTCGTTTATCCTGGAAAGAGGCGCAAGCATAAAATGTCTGTCTATTCGCAGACATCGGGAAACAGGACATACTTTTCTGGCCTGTCTACCGATGCAAAGCCTACAAACACCATTCAGTCTGGACTGGACGGAGCCTCAAGCGTAAGAATCTTGTTGTCTGCAAATGCCAGACCGTCTTCAAAACCTGCTTGGTAAGCATCCCTCAAGAGATATCGATAATCCTCAGGACATACTTCCCAGTCTTTGCTGACTTTGTCCAGCCCCAGATTTGTATAGTCCATCCTGCTTCCCTCACTTTCGGTAGTAGTTCGCTGTCGTTAATCTTCTTGAGACGGGCAGAGACGCCAGCAGCAGTTGCTTGCACTGCCAGAGTCTCTCCGCGCTTGATAGCTAGGATGTCGATAAACCCAAAAAGGTCTTGTCGTATCCTAGCGTGTGGGTTCCATTTCTCCACCACCGCAACGGTGTAACCCTGCTCACGCAGAAGCGCCAGAGATCGGGTAGTTGGTGATTCTTTTGCCATGAGGAGCTATCAAGTCTGAAACGTTAACGCCACTTTCGCGTTCGGCATCATTTAATTCACAATCATCAACGTCGCCCCACAGGCCGGACACGTCGCCCCACAGGCCGGACACGTCGCCCCGCAGTCCGGTCACGTCGCCAGTTAGGTCGGACACGTTGCCTCGCAGGTCGGTCACGTCGCCACTTATCCCGTTCACGTTGCCCCGCAGTCCGGTCACGTTGCCCCGCAGTCCGGTCACGTTGCCCCGCAGTCCGGTCACGTTGCCCCGCAGTCCGGTCACGTTGCCCCGCAGGTCGGACACGTTTCCACTCAGGCCGGACACGTTTCCAGTTAGGTCGGACACGTCGCCCCTCAGGGCGGACACGTTTCCAGTTAGGCCGGACACGTCGCCCCTCAGGGCGGACACGTTTCCACTCAGGTCGGACACGTTTCCACTCAGGCCGGACACGTCGCCAGTTAGGTCGGACACGTTGCCACTCAGGCCGGACACGTCGCCAGTTAGGTCGGACACGTCGCCCC